GTATTAACACCGTTTTGATAATTAATTATATCAAATTCCTATAGTCTATGCCCATAGCTTTTATATATTCTTCATACGATTCTTTATCTTTGGCGGCAAACGGACCAAATTCTTCACCTTTTAAAATTTTCTTAAAAAAGTTTGAATAATAAACGAACATTCCATTGCTGTGATGCGTATTTTGATAATTTTTCCAGTCTCTTTTATTAGTATTTGCTAAATACTCTGGAGTTTTATTTAATGTATAAAGAACATTTTTTTTTATTGCAAAAATTCTGTATCCATTAGTATACGCTCTCAAAGGAAATGTGTGTTCTTCTCCAAAAAATATAACTCTAGGATCTGGAAGGATATCTTCTACAAACGATCTTGAAGAAAACATCATATGCCCAGAAGCAAAAAAATGTTCTTTGTATTCTATGTCATCCCAATTATTATAGTCCTCGGGCATATTCTTCTCATTGGTGTGATATTCTGATTTTGGATATTGTAGAGTATGTAATAGATCTGATTTTAACGAATCAGGATCAGGATATCCAATTTCAAAAAAGGTAAGGTCATTATCTCCTTGTTTTGTATAAAAAGGTGTTCTTTGAGTTATCAAAATTTTGCTGTATCCGTCAACTCTAATTTTATGCCAATTTTTTTTGAGAATAAAATCCCAATCTTTGAAAAATCTACTATGACCGATCTATCCTAAAAAAGAAATCTTCGTCTCTAATTAACCATGAGGAAAGCAAAAATGCCATTCCTAGACCAATCATAAATTTTGATTTTAATTCAATTGTTCTTACGTTTTTAAATTGACTAAAATCTTCAAATGGATCATCATCTAATCTTTGATTACAAATACCGATAAATACCTTATCTGGATTTTTTGCTTTTTTAAAACAATCTACCACGGTCTCTAGCAATTCAGACTCATGAAGTGCTGGTAATGAAATAAAAATACTTTGATTGTTTATAAACTCTTCTTGATCTTTTTGATCACTCATAAGATCTAGATCTTTATTGGTTTTTTTTATATTTTTTTCTTTATATTTTTTCCATGCAGACATATTATTTTTTATAGTCTATTTTCATAGCTTTTATATATTCTTCAGCCGATGTCATTGATTAGCTCTGTTGAGTGAACTTTCCGTTTGTGTACAAGTCACCTATTTTTGCTTGGTCTGGTTCAATCGGAACAATCGTTGGGTTTGAAGAAAGTACCGCAACTTTGCGTTCGTTCAATACTGAAACTACTTCAATGTTTGCGACTTCGCCATCACAAACAAAAGCATACCATTTGTATTGTGTCGTGTCTTTTATGTTTGCGGGTATTTGATTTGATATATTGCTCATATTACTCCTTTATTTAAGTATATCATACTTAACAGACTGGGTCGCCCTCTAGGCAGCCAAAGAACAGACCATACGTGCAACAACCGTTGGTTGAAGTGTATGCTTCCCAAAGACCTATTTGTCTTCCGCAAACAGCGGAAATGCACTGTTCATATGTATATTGGAACACCCAGTTTCCAGGATTGCCAACTGGGTCGCCCAACGAACCACAGTTGAATCCTGCACATGGGTTTGCTGGGAATGACGGCGGGAAGAACGGCGGGAAGAACGGCGGGAAGAACGGCGGGAAGAACGGCGGGAAGAACGGCGGGAAATAAGGCGGGAAGAACGGCGGGAAGAACGGCGGGAAATACGGCGGGAAGAACGGCGGGAAGAACGGTGGAAAGAACGGCGGAAAGAACGGCGGGAAAAACGGCGGGAAATAAGGCGGGAAAAATGGTGGGAAGAACGGCGGGAAGAACGGCGGAAAGAACGGTGGGAAAAATGGTGGGAAATAAGGCGGGAAATATGGTGGGAAGAACGGACTATAAGCAGTATAATCAATTGCACTTCCCAATGGTCTTAAGGAAGAAGTAATATCTTCTTTAACTGTATTTTCTCTTGATGAATCATCCGTTGATTCATTGGTTACAGTTCCAACTTTAAATCCTGCACTAGTGATAATCGTATTTGCCGTGTTTGTCGCAGTGCCTGTTGAAACAAGCGGATTTTCCGACTTTGCAACACCAGACGCTACACCGTCTTTTTATTGTCATATTAAGCCGCCAAATCACCCACGATTAACCATTCGTTTGTTGCAAGTTTGGTCAGTGTTGCGGTTGAGTATTGGGCACGAAGTTTTAATCCAGGAGTTGCCCTTAAGCTGACTCCTTCTTGCGAATTGAATGTTAGAGAACCCGTTCCATATCTTGTTACATCTATTCTATCACCAGTCATGAAAGCAGTGTTTGCTTCTGAGGGAACAGTTACAGTCATAGAAGAAGAATTATTCATTATAATTAACTTTGAAAGGTCTGAAAGTAGCAATGTGTGGGTTGCATTGGTTATCGTTAAAATTTCAGATCTAAATGCTGATCTTGCTGGACCTTCTTGCAACATTGTGGGAGTGACAGAATTTGCCACCACTTGATCAGCCATTGTGGCTGTGGCAGCCTTGCCAATATAATTTGTTGAAGATAAAATTTCTATTCCATTTATTTTAATTACTTTGTCAAGTGCAAGATTTATATTTTCAGAAGACGACCAAGAGCTAATTGAATTTACCCATGTAAACGTTTTGTTTGCTGAACCATCTGGAACCACAATTCCAGAACCGTCTGCTGTTGTATTACTTGGTGTCAAAGAAGTTCCAAGTTCTATAGTTTTATCCTCTACAACCAATGTTTCTGCGTTAAGTGTTACGGTATCTCCATTAACAACTAAATTTCCAGAAACAATCAAGTCATTTGTTGTTAGTAAGCCCGTAAAAGTGGGTGAAGCCAACGGAGCCTTCAAATCAAGAGCCGCTTGTGTAGCCGTTGAAATCGGTTTATTGGCGTCAGAAGTGTTGTTAACGCTGCCCAAACCAACCATTGACTTGGTGACACCAGAAACTGTTCCAGTAAAAGTTGGTGAATCAATTGGTGCTATGACTGCGGTATTCACTGCAACAATCGGCGTTGTGCCTTCTCCAAAGATGCCGATTTCTTCGTTGTTGGTCAGAGTTATGCCAGTACCAGCAGCAAGACTTTGAACATATGAACCTTTTGTGTTTTCTCCAAGCTGGATTGTTTTATTGATCCAATTTGTACCATCAAAAATCAAAGCTTGACCATCTGTTATTGGAGTAGAAAGAATTACGTCGGAATGTTCATCAATTGAACCCAAAGAACCAGGAGTTGTTGTAGCGTCTGTCCCAGGAGCAAATCTTATGCCATTAAATTTTAAAACTTGACCGTTGAACAGCTCCAGTTGTGTCAACTTCTATTTCATCAATAATTAAAGTTGGTATTGTAGCGGTACCTGTAAAAGTGGGTGAATCCAACGGAGCCTTCAAATCAAGATCCGCTTGTGTGGCTTTCAAATCAAGGGCTGCTTGTGTGGCCGTTGAAATCGGTTTGTTTGCGTCAGAAGTGTTGTCTACGTTGCCCAAACCAACCATTGATTTGGTAACTCCAGAAACCGTACCTGTAAAAGTTGGTGAATCAATTGGTGCTTTTGACAATAGTTGATTGTTTACATAAGTTGTTGCGTTATTATAAGCTGTTGTTGCCTTAGTTGTTGCATCTGTTGCTGCATTTGATTCTGCTGTTGCAGCTGCGCCGTAGGCATCGTAGGTGTTTGTTGTAACAGCTATGATTGGTTGAGACTGTTCTCCAGTTCCACTGGTGATTGTTATCCCAGTTCCTGCCGTCAAATTGGCTACATAATCCCCAGAAGTATCCGTCCCCAAGGTCACTGCATTGGCTACTATGTTTGCAGTAAGAGTTACATTACTTCCGCCATCTATAGTTACATTTCCATCAAGATCTCCAGCAAGAGTTATTTTTCTTGGGTTGGTCCAGCCAGCCGATGTTCCACTGATGTTGACTGCCGCTGTTGATGGAAGGCTTATTATTATATTGTCAGTGTTAGATGTTACATTTATTTCGTTTAGAGTTCCAGTTATGCTGTTTACAAAAGTCGGTTTTCCAGTAACATTTTCCCAAGATATGTTTGCATCTATCTCGCCTAACGATCCAGAAAAAACTTCTGAAGTATTGGTTGCATCAGGTATGAACGTAAATTTTCCTGTTGAATCATCAAATCCAAAATAACCCACTTTAGACGAAGTGCCATTATGCCATCTAAATTCTATTCCACGATCTTTGTTGTCGTCAGTTAGAGGGGCTGTATTCCCACCAAGAGTAATTATTGGATCTTTTAAAATAGTAACATTTGATTCAATAGTGGTTGTATTTCCAAGAATTGCTAAACTGTCATCGGTAGTAATCAAACTGTCTGATTGCTGAATCAAGTTAAGCGAAGAGTTTACAAGATTTCCATCACCATCCATGTAATAAAAAATTCTATTAACTGGATCAATAGCTATTTGACCTTCATTTAGTATAGGTAAAGCCACTGCAAAACCTTTCTTTATCTAAGATTAAAATATACCGCCATCTATAGTGACTCCATCAAAAGTGGTTAAATTAGTTATTGATCCACCAGTTATGGCTACACTAGATGCATTTTGAACCGCAATAGTACCAAGGCCAAGAGTAGTTCTTGCGGAAGATGCATCTATGTCATCTATCAAACTTCTACCAAAAGCAGTTAGCGTTGTAAGAGCTGCAGTATTTACTCCAGTAAAATACGGTAACTTATCTGCAGCAGAAGTTAGACCGGCAATTGCAGCGAGTTCTTCATCATAGGCCTGTACATCAGTACCTATTGCCAATCCAAGATTTGCCCTAGCTCCAGATGCATTAGTTGCACCAGTTCCACCATAGGAAATGGCTATAGTTCCAGCGTTCCAAATTCCTGTTGTGACAGTTCCCAAAGATGTCAGCGATGAATTAACTATTCCTGATCCAAGTGTAGTATTAGAAAGTACCACTGTTCCATTGACCATATAGGCCTTGTCAGAAGCAAGATCTAGATATTCTGAAGATGTCCATGAATTGGTAGCGTTGACCCAATTGAATGTTTTGTCGGTTGTTCCCTTAACAGTTAAACCTGCTCCGTCTGCTGTTGCATCAGATGGAGAAGCAGTACTAGCTAATTCTATGTTTTTATCATCAACTGTAACTGTGGTTGAATTTATTGAAGTTAAGGTTCCATTGACAGTAAGGTTTCCGCCTACAATTAGATTTTCTGAAATACTTACATTGCTAGCAAGACCAACTGTCACAGAGCCATTTGCTGAGGATACAACAATTTCTCCTGCTGTACCAGAAAGAGATGTTACTCCAAGATTGGTTATTGCAAGTTTTGAATTTGCGTCATCATAATCAACAGAAACACCAGAGTGTGTTGCATTCGTAAACAAAACTGCAGCTGCATCTTGCGACTCTTCAGTAAAATAATTTACTTGCGCAGCGCTAATTGCTATTGTTTGATTTGTTACCGAAGTTAAACGACCTTGAGCATCTACAACAAAGGTTGGGACGGTTGTATTTGAACCATAATCTCCAGCAGATACTGTTGTATCATCAAGATTTATCGTTACTGTATCTCCAGCAATTGATGTTGAGACAACATTGCCACCAGAAATAGTCAAAGTGTCAGAACCAGAAGTGATGGTGGAGGTTCCTGAATCAGAAGATATCTGAAATGAAGTTGCAACTGCGTTAATACTTGCATTTACGTTTGCTATTAATTCATCTACATAAAGTTTTGTAGTTGCATGAGCATTTGCGCTTGGAGCTGAAACTGCAATAACTCCAGAAAATGTTTTATTGCCAGTAATCGTTTGGCTTGTGCTTAGTGTTGTAAAGGCGCCGGGTCCAGCTATTGCTTCTACTGTTGTTGCAGATCCACCTTCGCCACTTGAACCCTTACCATAATAAAGCGTATTGTCAACTTCGTTAAAAGCTAGTTCAGCGTTCTCTAAACTTGAAGGGGCGCCAGGTGCGCCAGAAGATCTTCTTCTTATTCTAATTGTATTAGCCATTTTTAAAAGTTTCCTCCGTCAACTAGGTTTTCTTCTGCATAATTTGCCCATGCAGAACCGTTATATCGCAAAACTTGACCAGTTGTAACAGAATTTATAGTAACATCAGTCAAACCATTTAATACAGATATATTTGAAACATTAGACTCTATGCTTGCAATTCTGTCTTTTACTGTCAAATGTCCACCTGCTGGATTTAAACCAATTACAGTTTGAATGGCCTCAACTGCATCGTTTAAATCTGAGTGCTGCTGATGATGGGGTACTGTTACAGAATCAAGCCTGTCATTTACGTTTGGATTAACAAAATTATCTAGTGCGACTGGATATTGTATCGGCATTTTAAATCCTTACAGTGATAATATTTTATTAACTGTGTTGCTCCAAAATATAGTAATTGGAATACTGGAATTACTACCTTCAAACGGTAAACCGTCGGAGTCATCAATATACATAATAAGTCTTGAATTAGAATTTGAGGAGCCAACTTGATATATGACCATTGCATTAAATATTGAACCGTCATGATCTATTGGAATATCGTCTGCATCAAATATTCCATTTGTGTTGGTTACATTTGATAAATTGTTTGATATTCCTTTAATTGCACTAGGTGGAATATCTGAGACATATTGATCAGTTGAAAAATTTACGGTATAAAAATTTTTGTCTAATAACAATATTTTATAATTTGATGATGACGTATTTATTTCGCCATTTAAAAGAGACTGTTTGGCTTTTGTGTATACTGCATTTGCCATTTATACTCCAACATTTTTTGAAACAATAATCCTATATTTATATCCACTTTCAAAATACTCTTTATCTTCAATATTATAGGATGGTGTAGCGTCATTTAAGGATGGAAAGTCTATATAAACTTCTGGTTTCCAAGAATGTAATTGAACATTTGTTGATATATTCTCCCATCTAGACGGAGTTCTTTGTATTTTTTTTCTTTGACACTTAAAAAATGTATTATTTAAAAAGTTTGAAGCTGGTCTTGCATTAAAGGTAATTTTTGCTCTTCCTAAATTAAAGTCATTTTCAATATAGAAATCTCCATTTTTAGGAATAATATCTGATATATAAAATTCTGGATTTTTTGCCAATATTTGAATACTGGTGTAGGCATCGGTTCTTATTGATTTGTCTTCAACCAATATTTCGCTTGGATTAGGTGCCTTTACAGAAGAAAAAGAGGATGGTGTTGCGTCGTCTCCTTTCCATGTAAAACTTATCTGCTCTTCTGGAATTGACTCATTTACTGCATCAATAAAATTGACTAGCCTTATGAGATATTCCGTATTAGTATTTAAATTTGCTTCTGTGTCCCAATAAAGTTTTAAAGTTCTGGACACCTGATTATAATCTACTATTGTTTGTATATCTAAAAATGGATTTGTTACTACAGATGGAGTAGCACTGTTTGTTTGAACTATAAAATTTTGATTTTTTAAACTATTTATTTTTATGGTTCTACCAAATCTAATGGCAACCATATTTACATCAAGCGCAATTATTGTATCGATTAGGGGAAGAGCCACTTTTTTTCTCCTACAAAAATCTATATTATAAGTAGTAACAATTTTACCCACACAAAGCAAGATGGGGTGGCTTTCGCCACCCCAAGTCGCTTAGGTAGTAACTATAACGGCCCTAAGTATTAATTAGACTGCCTTTGTAAGTTCAACCTCATAGTTGCGTGTCAGTCTGACGTTCTTTGCAACTGTGATGCCTTCACCGTCACCGAGCATTACGATGTCGTAGCGCTCTTTCATCTTCATTGAACGGATGTCGCGGCTTGGATCATCAAACTGATCGGTGCTCAAATCGTCTTTGACGAGCAGAGAACCAACTTCGTTACGGTCAATCAAGAACAGGTCTGACTTGGCTGCTGTTGCACCGCTCTTGGCCGTGAAGCTTACGAACGGAGAAACAATGACATTCAATCCGAGCGGTGCTGTTGCATTAAGCGCACCATCGGCTGATTGTGGGCGATAGCCCCAGCTTGTGTTGACTGCTGCTGCTGAACCACCTGTGTGGAAAATTGCATCCTTAAGGAAGATTGACCACATGAGTGGGTGCAGAATGAAGTCTGTTGGAACATGGTTTTCGGCCATGAGAACCGCTGCCATATCAACGATATCATCCCATGTAACAGTCTTGTTGGTGTTGCCGTCAAAACCGAGACCTGTGGTATCGTCATATGAAGCGCTATCATTGTCAAAAACTACCGTTGCGGCATCCTTAAAACGACTAAGCGCAATCTGCTCCTTGAGTCTTGCCATGGCACGACCAGCTGCACGAACGTGCATGCCGACAATGTCCCAAAGAGAATCGGCTATAACTTCCTCAGTGAAAGCTAGCTTGACGCCCTTCTTGGAGACCTTGCCCTCGACTTGCTTAGCAAATGCGAGTGCCTGCTCTGGATACTCTTGACCTTCAGGTATTTCTGAAGCTTGGATTGCATTAACCGCAGGAAACTCCAACGAGCGTCCCTTGCCTAGGCGCACTGTTGAAAGAAGCGGAGTCACCAACAACTGTGGTTCTGCCGCCTCCTTGAGTGTGCGTGAGATCACCTTAGGAAAGAGAGCAGCTGCATCAGGCGACGCAAAAGCCTCTTTGATGGTTACTCTGTTGTTTTCATCGATATGCCCATCCTCGGTTAATGCAGACTCCCAAGCTGGGAGACCCGAGAGGAGCTCTTGGATTGTCTTACTCATCTTAGGAATATTCCTCCTGTTTTATTTTCTTTTTACTAAAGTGTCAGATTGACGCGGAATGCACCAACCACATTGTGAACATCCAGATTGGAACGGATGCCAAGCTTGCCTGAGTAAGTGCCAGCCCTGGTGAGCTCAAACACTGTCTTAAGTGCGCCTGGATCTGATGGCAATTGCATGTAGGAAAGCAGACCATCATCAAAGTTGGTTGCAAACTTTTCTACCTCTACTACCTTACCAACCTGGAGGTAAGAATAGGCTGCTGATGACGCATAGAAGTCAGTAGCAGCTGCCAAAACAGGACGACCCATGTGGTCTGATCTTACAACCGAACCAACTGTGACGTCTGCATTAACACCACTCACCATTGGATACTCAACGTATCCATGAGTGATGAAACCCGCACCCTGTGAGGTGCCCTTATCAAATGGACGATACAGATCATACTGTGCGCAGCCAATTGGGACTGAGCGAGCTGGTACGACAATTGTATCTGTTGCCCCCGAGCTGTAGCTTGGTGTAGCACCATCTAGTGGATCCCACGAGCTTGGCATGTTGTCACCCCAAGTCACGTTAGAGCCTGTTCCGTTCGCAGGAACGATTCTTGAATCACCATTTGAGTCTGCAACCACCGAAAGGACTGTGCCCTTGGTGATTACAATTTCAAAACGGTCATCTTCGCTGTCCTGGTACCAGGTTGGAAGACCTGGGTGAGGAAGCAGGTATGCTGCTGGGGCAATGCCCTCAGAAACTACGAAACGACCGGCACCTGTCTTGGTGCCTACTTTACGAAATTTTGCTAATGACATATTATTGTTCTCCTATTAGTGTTTGAATTAGAGCTTACGGCGACCCATAAGCGTATCTACGAAAAGCTGTTCTGCGGAAATCTTTTCGTCAGCTTTTTCTTCTTTGCCTTCATCGTCAAGTGTAATTGCGTTTTTCTCACCCTCTACGACTTCTGTCTCCGAAGTGATCTCTGGCATTTCTACCTTTGCATTTTTATGCTTGGGCATTTTTGCCAGATCTCTCAGTGAATCTGCCAAGGAAGATGCACTACGATTTCTGTGATCCTCAATTGCCGATTCTCTGCTTTCTGCTGACTCAAGACCAACCGTTATTTTTGCATCAACAACTCTTTCAACAAGGGTGTTGTGCAATGCTTTCTTCAGCTTGGCATTTTCCTCTTCGAGTGCCTTTACTCTTTCAAGTAATTCGGATTGCTCGGTCTCAGTAGCTACTTTTTCTTCACTATTGAGTGAGGCTTCTTCCTTTGGCTGCTCTTGAGCTTCAATCTGAGTTTCCTCAGATTTCTCTTTTGGCTCTTCAGCTTTCTCAGAATCAACAACCTCAACTGATTGTTCATCTGCTTTTTCTGAATTGTCATTTGAGACTTGGTTTTCTTCGGTTGTGGATTCTTGTTTGTTTTCCCCAACCTTTGATTCGACTATCTCTTGCGATACTTCTAAATTCTCAGCCTGTACTTCTGTCTTTTCATCAGAAACAACTTTTGTTGCCGAAAGATCTTGCTCCAAAGATTCAACGACGGCAAGCACATTATCCTCTTGGGGATTTTCTTTCATATTCAAAGACTCCTCATTATCCTTATTTTCTTTATTAAATAGTAATGAACTGCTATCGCCCTTATAAGTTTCACTTTCCTGTATGGCCATAGCCGTCAAGAATGCTCCTTTAAGATGCAGATATAGTGGCTTTGATTCTTTTCTTTTTAAATTTTTTAGAATAGATTTATTTTCTTCAATTGAGAAAATGTCTTCTTCGTCCATGTTTAAAACAAAAGCAGAACTACGCGCTACCCAACCATCACTTGCATTTTGTAGTTGAACATCCCCAGATGAAGACTTTCTTACTCCAGACTTTCCATCGGCTGGTTGGTTTACAAAAGAATATTCTTTAAAAGAAATATCTTGCATATCTATATATGCCAATTTACCCTTATAAACCTGACCTCTTTTATATTTTGGAAACTTTGGTTTCCCATCTGCCGATTCTGAAGCTAGGTCATCACCCGAGATGGAGCAAAGGGCTTTTCCGGCCTTACCACCAACTGAGCCAGTCAGGTACCTTTTATCTAAGATTTTTTGGATTGCTGTTGGATCAGTAATTGCAATTTGCAATCTTACGTAAGAAGAGCCATCTTGTTCTTTGTCCATTTTAGCTGCCATAACTCTTCCAATTGGCTCTGAATTTAAGTCGTGATTTAAAATGATTGGTTTGGGATACGGCTCTACCCATGATTGAAGAGCTTTCTCTAATTCTGCTGCAGAATAATTATTATAGTTGGCGGTCAAACCGTTCGTGTATTGCAGCTACTTCTATTATTAGTCCTTTTGAAGCATTGTGTGCTTCGGAAAAATCAATGTCAGAATTTTTAAAATCTGGCATTTCAATTGTAAATGTTTCAACAAAGTTAAAAGCCATTTTTATACTCCATTTTAAATATCTATACTTATAGTAAATTTACTTTTATAAGATTAAACAATTTTATACAAAGATATCATATTTTTGCTAAGTTTGCCATTAATTGCGCTTGTCTGGGATCTCCATCCTTTAAATAGGGGGAAAGCATCTGAGGATGCATTATGTGCGGTGCGTAAATGTAGGATGCACTGTATAAATTCCTATAGCCTTTTTGATATGCATCTGCGCACCAACCTAGATCTTCTCCTTGAGAATGAAAAATATAATTAACATTTTGATAAACAGGTTTTGACATCATTTTTGCTGCCATTATTATGTCGGACTTAAAATAAGTTCCTATTGGATATTCTTTTGTTCTTTTTGCTTTTTTTCCTGGCTCATCAAGCCAGCTCATCACGCTTGGAAAGTCCGTTCCAAAAGGCGTCATATACATAAGCGGACTAACTGCATCTGCTCCGTCTTTAATATGACTAATCAATAATTCTACAGTAGAACTACTTTGAAGAATTATGTCTGAATCAAGACTGAAAAAAAAGTCAGGATTATATTTTCTAACATTATCTAACAAACAATTTCTTAAAGAAATCATATTATAATATTTTGACATTGTCCATTGTCTTGAATTTTGCCCATGCTCATGATGGGTAATATCATCTTTAAATATGATATCAAAGACTGGAATTTTTTTATGGATGTCTTTCCATTTTTGGAGAAACGAAACAGTTTTTTCATCACCACTAGACGCAACAAAAATAAACCCGATTTTTTCTATTGGTACAGATTGTCTTTCAACAGCCGCTGCCCAAACTGGAAAAATCCAATCCCTTTTATAAATAGGACAACCTATTATAAGTTTCATTATTGGGCTTCGTTTTTAGTCTCTTTCAAAGTCTCTGGTTTAGTTTCTGTTTTTACTTCAGGTTTCTTTTTTTCTGCAATTTTCTTTTCAACTTGAGTTTCCTGTTTTTGCGGCTGCTCAACCTCAGAAGGTTGGTCTACCTCATCTTCGTCCATCATGGCATTAAAAACTTCCATAAAACCATTAACAACATCAACCATAATTGACAATGCCAATCTTGACTGACCGTTGGTCACAGCCATCCCAAATCCTTTTACCGCATCTTCCTCTAGTAGAT